GCTAAAGAATTTATGAAATCTAATCTATTCTGCTCAACCATCTCAGGAGCTACCTGAGTGTTAGCCATACGATAAGCATAGAACCTATTTAGTATGCCACTAATAGAAGCTATATCATCCTTGGTATACCGTTTACCGTCAGAGAAATAATCTCCGCCACGACCGTAAATGAGATCGTCCATAGTCGGAGCAAATTTAGAAAGATCTAACTCTTTAATTCTGTTTGTATATATAGCGTTACTGGGAGTAGAATTTAGAACAGTCGCTAGTCTAGTACCTGTCGCATTGTTATCTAGAAAGGCCTGATTCATTGACCTTTCAAAAGCACTTTGCATGGCAGCCTTGGCTTTGTCGCTTCTATCTGAACTGAACCCTACGCCAGATTTTGAGTCAAAAATTGAATCTGTCCAATGCTGTGTTTCATGCAACATCGTAGATAAAATCATCTGAGATCTAGCTTGCTGCTCCGTAAGATCCCCTGAGTTCCATCGATCTACAATTACTTTGTCTCTCTCATTTCTAGGGCTCTTGATCCAGTCACCCGCATTAGTAAACGAGCTAACCATAGATTTTTTCTTACCGCTATTTCGAAGAGCCATCCTATTAAATGGAGTATCCGGATAAGATACACCGCTGGCACTTTCTCCTGCGGAAGAATCTTGACGCCTACCCGCTTCTGCCGTAGGAAGCCGGCTCATGTCAGTTACGTTAGCGGATCCTATAGCGTCATAATAATCGTCATGAAATAAAACCTGATCCAGAGGAGTACTTCCCGTACCCTTTGAAAGCTTCGGCTTAGGGATAGGTACTTCCTTAGTAATCACTACATCTTCATAGTCAGGTATTTCATCCCCGCCTGTCATAGCTCTGAGCTCAGCCTGTATCCTAGCAATCTCACTCTCTACAAACTGCGGGGGAACCTCCCCATTCTCGGCTTGTTTGCGGAGCTTGATAGCTTCCATACGAGCCCGAGTCTTGGCCTGTATAATTTCTCCTTGGGATAGTCCTGCCCCACCAACCTGTCGCCTAACTGTCTGCGTAACTGTTTTAGTTTGGGCCGGAGCATCGTTAATTGTCAGAGCAATTTCGGCTTTATTATCCGGTATCTCAGTGAGCCATTCTTCTGCATCACCAAGCTGCCATAAGCCTGTCTTTTCCCAGATCTCATCTCTAGTAGATCCTGCAGCCTTCATCTGGTTAGCTTGGTCTACTAGACCCTTACCGTCCTTTAGCTTAGAAGCCGGCAGGAACATACCCAGTGTTGAAGATTGATCCCCATCCGGAGCGATATCTACAACCTTATTAATTACTCTAGGGGCGCCACCCATTCCTAATCCTAGGCCAAATACATCTCCGTAAGTAGCCTCACCGCTAAACATGATACGATCGAGCTCATTAACGGCGCCTACCGTAGAGTCGTAGGCAAAGTTTTTTACAGCTTCCTTACTAGGTAGGTATGGATCTTTAACGTAGTCTGTGACTGCCTCAGTGACCACAGGAACAGCATCTTTAATCTTCTGATTAATGGTTCTCTGATCAGGGTTTAGTTTGACTGTATACTCAGTACCAAAGCCAGTTCTGTACCTATAATTACCCGCCTCATCGAACCCTACCATTATGTCATTTTCACTGGCCCCGATAGGGCGCTGGAAGAACGGTACATTTTCTATGGTTAGGGGTTTGTCGGTTTCTGTAGAGGTGGATGCTGCTTCTAGATCATCATCATCTTTGTTACCGAATATGAAGTCTAGTACACCCATTATTCAGCCCCTTTGATCACTTGCTCGCGTAAAGTTTTAAAACGCTTAAGCTCACCAATCATGCCTTGGATCTCTCGTATCGAACCAATCTCTTTCGTTGTCTCTAGCTGCTCTCGGAGAATGGCTATGCGAGCATCTGCGTAGGACTGCAGCATTTCAAATGTATCCTTCTGATTCACCATCAGGAGAATGCTTCGGTAAAATTTCTTATCCATTTACTGTACCGGAGGTTGTGCGGGAGGCTGCGCTTCTTGAGGTTGCTGTCCTCCATTGTCTCCACCACCAGATCCTGTGAAGCCCTGTGCATCTGGCTCAGGAGCAGACCCGGGAGCTATATTACCTCCACCAGTACCTGTGGGATCATCTGGGTTAGGAGCCCCTCCTTCCGGAGGTTGTGCTGCCGGATCAGGTTGAGGCATCATTGATTGGATCTCAGCCATCATTTTAGCTTGGATCATAGCTTCTCTAGGATCGTTAAGGATGCCATCCTCATCAAGATCCATAGATGCTGCTAGCTCTCTCAAAATGTAATCGTATTTAACAAACGGAGCCATTTGCTGGTTCTGAGTCATTTGCATAAACTGCAGTAGGCGCTGGCTGCGAACTTCATTCCGCATCAGGCTCTCTGTTCCGCGAGGTATAACCTCTAGATCCCCAATAAACTGAGGGTCAAAGTTAAACTGCATATTAAAGCTAAACAGTGCCTTACCTAATGGACTAAGAAGATAATCATCGATGTTTCTTACAACAGTTTTAATCGCCTGTTGCGCTGCACCCATTAACATACTCATACCGGAGGCTGTTCTTCCTACACCCATAATTCCGGTGCTGCCGTGAGAGTATGATGGAATGCCTGTAGCTTCATCAGCAAGCTGCCGAGACTTATCAAACATCATCATAAGTTCTTGAGAAACATTCGGAAATTTTGTGCCGTAGATGGCCTGACCCGGGGCTCCACTCTGTCTCCGGAACACCTTGCCCGGGTATACAGACATGTCTTGGCCCGGAACCAAGTTCGTCTCATCAATCTCAATTAGTAGGTTTCCTGAGAGCGCGGCATTATCGATCGCCATCCTATATGATCCGTTCATGAGCAGCTGTGTGTCTGCCATGTTTTCAGCTACTCCGATCCCAAAAAAGCTATAGGGATTTGCCTCATAAGGTACGGATGAGTAGGGAATGCGTACTGGTGTAAATGGATTTAATACTAGGCGTAGGATCTGACCATTACATATCCAAGCATTGATTTGAATCTGGTCTCGTTCTTCTAGCTCTGTAGGAATCTCCATATCGGCCTCGAGAGCCAACTCACTATCTATTACACCCCAATATTCTAAGATCTCGTAACGATCTACGTCCGACTTATTCTGAGAATCCTCTAAGGTATCTTCCCAGTATTCACGCATGTATGAGGATCCCATATCGATAGCGAGCTCGATACTCTCCTCTCTGAAGTGAGGGCGGTTCTTAAGCTGACGCATCTGAGTGCGGTTTAGCCTATGTCTTTGTACGGTAAACTCAGCCTCTTCCATATTGCGCGCATCAGGGTCAGGATAGAAATCCCAGATAGAAACGTACTCAACTTTAGGGATAGTTTCGAAGATAGGTTCGTATTCACCTTCAGCATTCCATTTGGCATACTCTTTATCAAACGCAAACGGCCCTTTAAGAATACCAGTTCCAAACAGAGACATCTCAAAAGACATCGATCTAAGATGCTTAGAAGCAGATGTTTCCTCTAGCTGATCATGGATCTTTTTCTCTAGATTTTGTGCAGCTTTTTTAGCTGGCTCGAATGTAATAGAACCGGGATTTGTACCAGCTCCAAGCTCGAGATCATCCTCAATAGGTTTTAGTTTATTTGAGTAAATACCTAGATCTTTAGCAATATCTGGTCGGGTAATATTACGAGGAACCTCATAATCCATACCAGTTTTTTCTTTGACTTTATCGGTAGTCAGGGCATTAGGATCATAGCTCACTTCCCCTGCTACATTCGAAGGAAATTTACGAGCCTCAATACCAATTGGAAATTTACTACCGGCAAACAGTACATCAATAATCTGACTATACGCAGCGAGTACTTTAGTCTTAGTTATCTTAACAAATGCTTTAGATTTTTCTGTGTCTGTGAATTGTACTTCTGGGCCGTATATCCCACGGTAGTTTCTGTAGCTGTCTAGCCATCGTGTTTCATCAGTTAGGCGCGCATCCTTAGATCTTTGGAAGGCTGAATTGATAAAACCGACAATGCCAGAGTATTCATTATTTTCTTGTTCGACATCACCATCTTCTTCTAAAGCTATGACGTTTGCTTCATCAGTCATATCTTCGGTGACGGTATCGGTGGGCGGTTGCATTAATGCCATTATCAGTATCCAAACGTGTTATCTGAAGGTTGCCATTGTTGTTGTGGAATTCCGCGACCATCATCGAAGGCGCTAAAGGCTCGGGGTCGAGATTGAATTCCATAACGTATAGAGTCGTATGCGTGATCTGAGGCGTATCTAGGATCGATATCGTCCGTACCTTTAGGATCGCTAGGTATCGTGGGGAGATCGGCAATAATTTGTCTGCAAGTATTAAAGAACACTATTCCGGGCATCTGTGTGTCTTCATCTACTTTTAGAAGTTCATGTAATCTGTTCTTACCCGCTACCCGTGATCCTCTAGATCTATCAGAAGGTCGCCATCTACATCCTTGGCTAATCATCTCTTCTGCTATGGATGGGCCTAGCTGACCGCGCTGATGCCAACAGGAGCTATCTAGGACGCCGTAGGAGAGCTTTTCTCCATTCTCAGCCTCTAGTACCGCCTTAGCTAGATCTCTGCCTGTATGCTTTGATACATACAGCTCGCGATAAACAATGAGGGTATTATAAGAAGGATCGATAGCGTACCAATGCACAGCACTGTGTGAGCTATATCCGTAGTCTGCCGATCTAAATTTGCGCCAAGTATCTGGGATTTCGAAGGGATCAACGACATGTATATGTGTCCTAAATTCTGTAAAGGCTGCACCGCTAGCAACTGCCCAATCTCCCTCTAGGAGCTGTCTGCGCTGCATCTCTGGTAGAGAGAGCAAGTTAGCTTCATATGCGCCATCGTTAGCTAGGTAAGGATTATCGTAGAGAGATGCCGGTATAAACCTACGCTGAAATAATGGCTTGCCAGCTTTATCTGGATGGGTATCTGGGTATCGTAGTTCTTCACCAGTATCGATATCAGTTGCAGTGAAGGGTATATTTGCCGGCGCCGGATCCACAAACATCTTGCGAACCCATCCATGACCGGGGCCACCGGGGTTGCTAGTGGCTCGGAGAAAGATCGGGAGGTCTGGAGCTGTTGTCCGAAGCCTCGATCTCATATAGTTCCAAGCGAAGGGCGTAGGATGCTGGGTGAGCTCATCAAAGGCTATATAGCTAAAAGCTTGCCCTTGGTATCTCAACACATCTTCGTCACGCTCCAAGTAAGTGAGCCACAAACGTGCTCCGCTTGGGAATACCCACTGACTTTTCTTTTCTTGCCATTTGGCGCCCTTGAAAGCCTTTGGGTATAACTCTTGTGTTTTCCATATAATTTCACGCAACTCATCCGTAGTTTTACGCAAAATCAAGCCATTAAATTCTGGGTGGTAAAAGTACCTCATAGGGTCTGCAATCAGACTATAGGTTTTTCCACCTCCGGCTGCGCCTCCATATAGCACCTCACGTTCACTAGCTGATAGGAACTCTGTCTGAGGCCCGGGATTAGGGGCAAATACAATCTCTTTTTCTGCAGGAGCTGCCTCGAAATCTAGGCTATCACTTATAGTCCTAGGCGCTTTGGGCGTATCGGGCTTTGGAGGATCTTCCCACTGCTCTAGTTTTTTTTTCTGCAGAGTTAATACTCGTTTAGCATCCGCAGCTTTACGCTTAATCTTAGCCTTAGCTTTCTCTGGGCCTGTTTTAGGAGCCCTCGCTTTACGAGTCTTCTTCTGTTGCTTCTCTCTCTTGTTTCCTTCTAGAGCTCCTCTACGCTCCTTCCAGATCTTGTTGATACCTTGATGCGATATAGACTTACCCGTCTTCTGAGTAAGCCATGCCGCGGTCTCTCTGAGAGATCCACCGTTGTCTATATGATCAAGCGCGCCAATTATGAACTCTACCATGTCCTCGTCCGGTATTAGGATACACGGATCATCAGGTGATGGTTTGTAGCCATAGGCTATTCTAGCGGTTCTATTTGCCCTGCGCTTATCAGGAAAATCTGTATCTTGTGTCATTCAGTAGCTTGTTTTGGGGGAAGTATAAAAATACCACCTTCTGGGCCTTTAACTTCTACTGTCTCCCTTTTAGCTACCCCTGCTCGGTCTAAGACTTCTTTAGCGGCGGCTACTATGTTCCTTGCACCTAAAGCACTAGGATCTGTGATGACGTTTGTTAAGCCAACTGCAGCTTTAGGCGCGTTCATAGCCATCATTAGCTGTGCTACTTCAACAATCTCATCTTTGACGGGCTCTACAGCCTCTTTTATTGTTGTATTTTTAGAATATCCCGCGATATCCATAGCAGCTCGAATATCACCGGCTGCTTCACCCATTATGGCATCAATAAATACCTGTTGGCGCTCTGATAATTTCTTTTTTTCAGTCATCTTAGATATACAAAGGCTAGGCCTACTGCTCCCGTACAAACCATCCAGAAAAAGCGCTCTGCGAAGGCTATTTTCTGCCCTCTAGCAATTGCTTGTTTCTCCATGTCATCCATTCGGTCATCAAACTTCTTGAATGAAGCGTCGATATGCTCAAGACGTTTAAAAACGGTCAAAATCCGCTCTTCCATCCTAGCCATTGCTACTACTGCCTCGGACAATCGATCCAATTTGTCCTCCATGCGCGAGAGACGTTCATCCATCGTAATCCTACCCTTTATATTTAGCTTTGCCCCAGCTTATACGCTTAGAGCTTGTTTTTTTGCTCGCTGCGTTCTTTGCAGACTTATTTTTAGCCTGAGAGGCTGGGCGACAAGCGGGATAGCTTTTACGCTTATCATTCTTACCGGAGCGACCGCAGGGTTTACCTGTCTTCACATCGCGCCAATCTTCCTTAAACCACTTCTTAAGGGCAGCACCTTTTTTTGATTTACGAACTGCCATTATTTCTTCTTCTTGCTTTTATTGCCCCAATTCTTAGCGCCGACTTTTCGACACTTAGCTACGGCTCCACTTGCATAAGCGCTGGGCCAAACCTTGTAGCGTGACTTTACTTTTCTAACGCAAGCGTCATCAGCTTTTTTCTTTTTAGCAGCCATCAGATCACCATTTCTTGCAAGACCAGTAGCGCGCTGAAAACTTATCCTTAGCTGTGTCGCATTTATGGCGAGCTCGGAATGATTTACGGCGCTTGGGATTGTTCTTCTTGATGGTCATATTAGGATCCCCGAACCGGACGATCTTCTCTTTCCCATCCTTACAAGCCTTAACAACAAACTTCTTAGATCCACCTGATGTGCGGCGGGGCTTGTTGCATTTCATCTTGGATTTATCGACCTTAGCCATTATGCCACCACGAAATCTACAATCTGACCATCGAGCATTCTCAGCTTATTAGGGTCAGGGTTATATGCGTATCTTTGATCGATGAGCTTAAGGTTCTCGACGGGCGTATTCTCATCTATTGGTTCCACAGAACCAGCTTCACCAGCCCTAGCCTTCTTCTCAACCTGCTCACCTGTACCACTCTCAAAGATCACATTCACATGCGTCTGAAATGGCATATTAGGTAGAGGAAAGTGGGATATAAGGGTCATCTAAACTGCCACGCCCACCAAATTAGCCCTGCACATCCGCCAGCCACTATTACGACTACAATGCACCACTGAAAGACTTCCATTAGGAATGCTCGGGCCTTAGCTTGCTCTTCTGCCTCTTCCCGCTTTCGAACCCGCTCCTGAGCTTGAAATTTTACCCAATCATCGTAGAGCCCGGGTCTTCCATACAAGCGCATGTGAGACTCGATTTCCTTGCGAGCTTGCTTGAGCTTATCTAGTTCTAGGAATTCCTCGAAACTATTACTGTCTTTGCCTAATGCTCGAGAGAAAAGGGAACCTTTCTTACGATCCCCTTGAGCCTTTAAGGTTTCCTCGGCAGTTAGGATCGCTCCCAGCTGCTTACCCATAGACCCTATCTCTCGCCCATGCCCGATCAATTGTTTTACTTGACCGATAGCGGCATTAGCAGCCGATACGACCGCTATTGTCTCTGCAATCACCGCTATTCCCCCCAGAATGCTCAGTGTTAAAGTTCGTAAACTTTCTGACGTATTTCCCCGCGAGTAACGCCCATATCCTTGAGCTGTCTGTCGCTAAGGTGCTGGAGCATGAAATATGCTGCTCGTCGCTCTTGGGCGATCTGCACCTTTTTAAATACTTTATTTAGATATTGTAGCATAATTACCTCCGTTAAACAACTACTGAGGTAATTATATCACCCTAAGAAGGGATTTACTTATTCGAAGTTAGCAACCCCGCTATGCAGAGCTGCTAATCTCGTAACATTTATATCGGGCGTAAAGGGGTCTCTGATTCAACATCCCTTGAACGTCTTCCTTTACCTGAGCATTGCAAGAGCTTTCCGTAAAGAATGTTCCGGTTGTTCTCACAAGGACATCACACGTTCTAACATCCGCGGGAGACATGCAAATCAAGACAACCCCGATCCACATTACTTTTTCTTCTTTGCCATGCCACCATGACCCATAGCCGGCTTCTTCTTAGCCATACCGCCATAGCCCATAGCTGGTTTCTTTTTCTTCATAGCCATACCGCCACCGTACATTTTAGGTGTACGTTTCTGTGCGGGTTTTACGTCTGCTCCACAATGCGCCATTATTCTCTCCTAGGATCCTGCGATTATACGATCTGGTAATCCTTCTTTGTCATCGAGCTGCTTCTCAACTTCCGCTGTAGGAACATCCCCGAAGAACAGGTCACCATAGCCAGTAAAAATAACCGCCTCTTCATCAGCTTGTTTCTGAGTAATCAAACCCTCCTCAAGCAAATATTGCCTAGTCTTTTCGAGAGTTAGATGTATACCAGTGTTAGCCTCGATCGCGGCTCTAATGTAGATTAAGTTTATCATGCTGGATCTGTATATTATCTCATGTTACATGAACAAAGTCAATAAAGAGGATTTACAAAGTGCGCTTTGTATGATATAATCGAGCTGTGGTCTCGAGGGTATATATATATATTGGGTATCGAGTAGTGTTAGGAATAGTAGCTCTTAAGCCTACTTATATCGTCTAACATCAGCTCCTCAGTGAACTCCTCGGGCTTCATATGAAGCATATGGCTCGTATTCTTACTCATACGATCAGTTAGCTTCTCTCGACTAAACACTCTGAATAAATTCGTATCTAAGCAGGTCAGCATAAACTGGTCTGCTTCTTTTTTTGTAATTCTAAAAGTATGGTATCGATCACCAGTAGTCTTATAGGCAGAAGCCTTAACCTCTAATCCAAATAAAGTACCGCTAGGAGCCCTACACCAGATATCAGCTCCCCTGCGGTCTACTATCGAGCACTCAAAGTTATTAAACTCCAGATAATAAGCAGCTAGGTTCTCACCAACTCTACCAACAATGGCAGGATCTAGTTTATCTCGTAGAGTAATCAGAGGTATGTTCATACTTCCACCTCCGGTAAGTCATTCATATCAACCTTAAACAAGTCCTCTACGAGAGTAGAATCCTCGACAGCCTGAGCTATCTCTCTAAGCTTCTCAGCGAACCTAGCGAGCTCATGGGCTACGCAATACAGCTTCTGATAATCAGAATCGAACTTGTATAATTCCAGACACTCCTCGATCAATCTCTCAAAGGGAGTATCTACTTCGTTGGGCTCATCATCACCCGGTATAGAAATATAAGTCGATATCACCACACCTTCAGAGTCATCAAACTCCAAAGACAGTGCGTGATCCACCTCAACATCTAGGTTTAATTTATTATGGATGTTTATCACTACTCAATAGGCCTTCTCTAAAGGAAGTTACCCTAATAGATACATTAATAAATGTTACTGGTCAAGCCTAGTTTACGAAATAATATTATCAATCCCTGATATGGGGAGGTATATAAATCAATGTATCGTGACATGGATAAAAAGCGGTGTCTGGTTTACAGATGAAAAATACCAATCTCTGGTGGTAGTTGTATACGGTACGGGTAGGGGGTGGGGTGGCACTCGCCGGCTCGAAAATTTCCTCGATCGCGCATAAATCCCTCAATAAAACCTATAAAAATAAGGGATAATTGAACAAATCCGAGAATAGAGCCTCGAGATCCCTTATTTATATAGAGATCTGATAAAAACCTACGACCACCATAGTATCTGTCTGAAATAAGTTAGGTAAAAATGGTAGATCCGGCAGGTTTTCTAAAAGATTGACGATCTTTTTAAGCAAGAGGAGGGCACCCAGCTGTGCATCTATATCCGCTCTTACCTATCCCTCGATCCTCATAATCTCACGGCAGCCGGCATTATTTATCCGCCGGATCTGGATCCCAGCTCTTCAATTAGATCCCTCGATCGCCTCGATATCGACCGGCAGCTGCTCGAGCTCATGCAATTAATTAATTGTATCGATCGGATTTATTGCAGCTCTTACAATTAATTTTTTGAGCTTTTGAGCCAGTTATCTCCCGAGCTGATTTCCAGAGCTCGCCTCTAAGTATTTTTGCCCCATTGTTTTGATTAGATATTCCGATACCTGGTCAAAGTTTTCTGATCTCTCTCTGGTTGATCTCTTGTGCAATTACCCGATCCGGATCCGTGAGCTCGACCAGAGAGCCATTTAACAGCCTCGATATCGATCGATAAGCATTAAAAAAGCCCGCTCGATGGCGGGCTCTTAAACAATGCTCAAGGATCTCTTAGCTCGATCGCTGGTGCTTTAATCCGATCTTAAGCATCTCGATCGCCTCGGATCTATTGCCTCTCTGCAGGTTATCTAATGACCAAGCGACCCAGCTCTTAGCCAATGGTTTCAATAGTTCCGGATCCTCTATCTCTGGATCTGGCGCGGAAATCGGCTCCGCAGCCGTCAGTTTTTGGGCTCTCTGATCGATCTTAAAAGCTTTTGCTAGGCTATCGATCGCCATCTCGAGCTCTCGGATCATCTGCTCGGGCTCCTCATCATAATAATGATAGTTACCGCGATTAGATAAATTAGAGAGCAGCTCGATCGCTTTAATTGCTTTAGGC